CTAATAGATTATTTCAGATGTTTGGGATTCAATAAGAAAATAAAGCATTTCAATGTTTTCTTTACATAGCGCTTGATAATATGAAGGGTTCTGGAACTTTAGCCTGTTTGCGGCTGATGCAGCTACTTGCGCTTTTGCATAAAGTGTCGCGGCATTCACAAACCACGTTGAAAAAGAATTAACAATTCTTATATGATTTTCTTTGAATTCGGCACTATTAAGTACCAGGTTAGCAATTGTGAAGGACAGAACCAATTTGCTGGCTTTGGTTGATGCATGCTCTGCTGCTTTACCTAACAAATTTTGGATATGAGATGCAAGTTTATAGCTTTTTTCATCTCCAGGTCTTGCTAATGTTTTGCGGAAGTAAATTTCAACCATATCCAGAGCTATATTGTTTCTTCTATATATCTCACTTAAAGAAAAGACTAACCGTTTATCTTCTCTGAATGTATCGCGGCATGAACTACGATAATATTAATTTGGAACAAGGCAAGATCCATAATTAATAATACGCAGCTCACCCAGCTTTATCTTTTCGATAGTAGACATATAATCATCATTGAGGTCATTTAGAGAGTTTGTTAATGCAATAGCTAATTTCTTATTGGCCTGCATCTTCAATTGCAAATAGGTTTGTGATCTACCTTAGATCCTTGTTGTGTTATTCGCCCAATTTTTGATCATATTCACCAACAAGAGCAAGAAAGAAGATGGGAAAAACAAAAAAATTGCTGATTTATGTCTCGACTGTTATTATTTTATTTTTAATTATACCGGAGGTCATTCTTCGTGTATTAACGCCTGAGCAGCTCGCGAGGATGAGTGATTTTACGAGCTTAGGGGGAGCGATGAACCCCTTACTCTCGCTAATAATTTTCCTGGGCCTTTTTTCCGTCGTCTTGGCTTTTCTCACTGTCTCCGCTGTGAGCAAAATCTATCGATCATGGTCACGCCCTGAGAGCAAGTGAAGCATGCATTACCGATAATCACCTTCATCAAAGTTATGCATGCATTGAGTGCATTATTATACATGCATTACTTCCTCTCATTTTTGATATTGCCGACCTGTATTAGCACCGTTTTAATGGCTCGATATGGCTGTATGAAAAATTGATTTACAAAACGGACAGGCGTGACGGGGAGAGCGTTTGCCCGGCCAGACGGAAAGGTGTCGATTTTTTAGTACAATGACAGACAAAGCATGATTGCTCTGATGAAGGGCTCGTGAAAGCGGGATTTTTTGTCGCTAATTTCAGAGGAATGAAAAATACATCGCCATTTCATCGCCACTCAAAAAACACAAACAAAAAAGCCACCCATAAAGGGTGGCTTAACTGCATGATTTTCATCATTAAATCTGGTGGCCCCTGCTGGACTTGAACCAGCGACCAAGCGATTATGAGAACTATCAGACGCTATATAAAAACAATTACTTACCTTAAAATCAATAAGTTATGAAGTTAATATAAGGCAATATAGGGCAATAAACCTAATCTTCAGCGACACTTTTGCGACACATTTCCAAAGGATTGAGCTTAACGGCATCTTCAAAGTGATCGGGCGCAAAATGCGCATAACGCATCGTCATTTTGATATCGGTATGGCCAAGTATCCGCTGCAGTACCAAAATGTTACCGCCATTCATCATAAAGTGACTGGCGAAGGTATGACGCAGCACGTGCGTCATTTGACCATCAGGCAGCTCGATTCCGGCTCGATCCAACGCTGAACGGAACGCGTAATAGCAAGGTGTAAAAAGCGCGCCGTTCTTCTTAGGCAATTCTTTGGCCAAAGCTGGGGAAATGGGAATTGTGCGATTCTTTTTCCCTTTGGTTTTGACAAAGGTAATACGCTGTCCTGAAACCTGCGAACGTTTCAGACCTTCCGCTTCACTCCATCGCGCGCCGGTTGCGAGGCATAGCTTAACGATCATCAGCAGGTCTTTAGCTGAACTGGCTTCGCATGAGTTTAACAACAGTGCGATTTGCTCTGCGGTCAGGTAAGCCATTTCGCTTTCGTCGATACGGAAATGGCGGACGTTCTCGAGAGGATTTGGTAACGTCCATTCGCCTAACCTTTTAAGTTCATTAAATACGGCAAGAAAATAAGCCAGTTCCAGATTCAAAGTGCGCGGCGCGACCTTACTTATTCGCTTAGTGCGAGCGAAATGACCTTCAAGCCGTTTAGCTCGATAGGAAGTGAAAAGCTGTGCATTGAATTCTGCTGCAAGCGGAAAGCCCATACATTCACACGCCCATGTCATAGCGGCCTTACGCTTTTCGCCATCCTTGAGCGTAATACCGTGACGGCTGAACCAAAGTTCTACCAGGTCAGTTAAGCGGCGTGTTTCTTTCGCTTCACCCAACCAAGGAGCCGCTTCTATTTTCTCAAGCGTATAGCTTTCAAACGCCAGGGCTTCGCCTTTGGTCGCAAACTTCTTGCGGACGCGCTTACCTTCTTTTCCGCTGCTTCGGTCAATAGTGTAGAAATCAGCGATCCACTGACCAGTGGGGAGCTTTCTGACTGGCATAATTAGCTGTTTAAAATCCTTTGTTTCTGCTGCTGAAATTCCTCATCACTCAAGATACCTTTCTCTTTCAGCGTAGCAAGCCGTTCGAGTTGGGATACGATATCTGTAGGCGCGCCGCTTTCTGGTGCTCGCGGCTTTTCGTCCATCGCATTGCGCGTAACTTTGATAAGGTTAGTGAAAGGGACTACCGTACCTTTTTGCACGTTTTTAATGGTGTAATTTTGCCCGCTTGTGCTGATAAAAATCTCACCGAGAAGTACACCAGTTTTGCCCCCGACACTGACAACGTTTCTGAGGTTCACATCAACCTGCTTCACGCCGAATAGCATCCCTTTATCCAGGAATATGATGCGCTGATTGGTCAGGGTTATTAGCCAGGTATTACCATCCATCATTCCGCTGGCAATGGCTAAAGGCTGCTCCGATGCATTCAGGATTTTCGGTAAGTGGAAAAATTCTTTTTTTGTCCCGAAAGGAATATCGCCTACAACCTGTGCAAGCCTTTTAAATTCTTCTTTTAATTGTGCTTCAGTTGCTTTTGTGTAGTCTATCATAATCAATCCTTTAGCTAATTTATCGTTAAAGCAACGCGGCCGATTATATTGATTTCATCAAGCGAGCAGTCGAAAGATGCTCCTGCGCCAACACCGGATACGCGCACTTTTTTAACAGGAATACGTGTAAGTACTCTTACGCTGGTTTTGCCTTCAATCTCAATCAACCAACTGTTATCGTAAATTTCACCAAAATCTTTATCGATAATGTACTGCGTTGAGCCTTCTACCACGCAGACAGGATCTTTTGGTAAGGCCTTTCCTGGCAAGAATGCGTTTTTATCAATCATAAAACTGCCGTCATCGAAAAGCTGCCCATCAACAATTTTATGACGCGGTAAATTTAAAACATCCAGCTCTCCGTCGCTGTGCTTAAGCCCCTGACCCGTAACCAGCCATTCCAGCGTCGCACCTGTTTCCGCCATACATCTCACCACAACATCAGCAGGGAAAAAGTCACGCTTATAACGATTGGCGAGACTACTACTTGCGATCCCAAGGTGGTCAGCCAAAGCAAGTTTTGTACTAAAACCGTACGCTTCGATAACCCGATCCAGTACCGCAGCTCCGCCCTGAGTGAAGTTAATTTGTAGGTTCACGAAAGTTTGACCTTGCAAGTTTTCACGAAGTGAGTTTAAACTTCGCTTTGTAGGTTTAAAGAAGTATTAACGCTTATTGCCCGATATTGACCTATCGGATTAACCAACGGAGTTTGCCTCATGCGTCCCAACATTACAATTGTGATACCCGAACCTTATCTGCCGCTGGATGAGTACTGCCGCAGGACAGGCACCAACAAAGAGACAGCTAAGAACCTGATTGAATACGGAAAACTTCCTATCAAGGCTAAAGGAAAACAGAAAAAGGCTTTAGTCGAAGTGAACATGGCGGCGCTGACTATTCAGGCGCTAAGTGAATGCAACGTCTCACTTCAGGCGTGAAAAGATCGTATCAGCTAGGATGAAGCGAATCATGTTTGATTATCAGGTTTCCATACAACCGCACTTTGATAACGCCTGTCAGGCTTTTGCCAGCCGCCATAACATTCGTGAGCTGGCCGACAGGTTGGGGATGAATCACCAGACATTGCGTAACAAGCTGAATCCGGAGCAGGTGCATCAGCTTACAGCGATGGAGATAGCAGCGATTACCGATATTACCGAGGACGCAACGCTAATCGACGGTCTGCTGGCACAAATGAAATGCATGCCAGCGGTGCCGGTCAATGAAGCAAAAGCCGAACGTATGACGCATTACGTTTTGCAGGCGACGTCGGAAATAGGGAAGGTGGCCGCTGCTGCCGTGTCAGGCCAGAAAATGACGCCTTCCTGTAAAAGCGCTTTTATGGAAAACATCAACGCTGGCATCCGCTGCCTGTCTTTGATTGGGTTAAGCGTTCACGCCCGCGTGCATTCAAATCCCGCCCTGGCTAACACCGTTGATGCAATTAGCGGCCTCGGTGCCTCCATCGGACTGAGTTAATTATGACGATTTCAATGGCTGCGTTATTAAAGCGCCGAAGCCCGCTGCCCGCATACGGTCATGGCTGGATTATGACTAAAGAAGGCCAGCGCTGGCATCCGACATTAAGCAAGCAGCAATCCGCCGGAAATATGGCAGTAAGTAAAAGAGGTAAATCATGGCTATCGAAGCTGAAGCAGCACTGGCTGAAATAAAAACGGGCGCGAGAGTGGCCGGACTGAATCACGTTGCCGAGCTGCGATCTAAATTTTGGGGCAACGATTGCGGAAAAGATATCACCCGCTTTTTTGATGAAATGCGCGATACCACTGACCGGAACTATCAGGAAAACAAGCGGGCATTAAGCGCTATTTTCTATCTGGCGAATATTCGGACTGAGCGGCATGAGCTTGATTTCAGTGAGCTGACCACTGATGAAAGAAGCGCGCTTATCCGTGCGATGAACCATTTTCGTGCAGTTGTGAGCTTATTTCCAAAGAGAATGACTCTGCCTAATTAATCATCCTTTTTAAATAAATGACGTCAACCCGTCGGGCATCCCTTTGCCCGCATTCAGGAAAAAGAGAAATGAGAAATATCGAAACCCGTAATTTTGACAGCGAAACAGAGGCGCTGACCGCGCTGCTGAATAAGGCCCGCATTGAAGAGCGTAAAGACCGTGCGAGGGCCGTTTCCGATCGCCTGGTTGAGCTGGCCGTACATATTCATCAGCAGGAACTGAACGGTGCCGAAGCCGCCGAACTTATCCGCCGTGAGGCCGAGCGTTACACCAGTGAATCGCAGGAGCTGCACTGATGGCCGACTCAATGGATCTGGTGCAGCTTCGCACTGAAGAAATGCTGGCGCGTAATATCGCCCAGGTAATTTATCGCCCGGTAACTGTCAGTGCCTCTTTTTGCGAAGACTGCGATGCGCCTATCCCTGAAGCGCGCCGCCGTGCCGTTCAGGGCGTTACCCGCTGCGTGGCCTGTCAGGAAATGGACGAGCTGCAAAGCAGACACCGTCAGAGCAGCGCGCAATGATTCAAGAATACGCTTACCCGTGGAATGCTCCACGGGAAGCAATTGCCAGCCCTTATCGCACCTATGAAGAGGAGCACAGCCGCAGTCGAATGATTGCGGCTTTGTCGCATGCGCAGGATTTACTGGAGAAGCAGCCGACGCTCGTACAGCTCGACGTCAAGCGCCGCACCGGTGAGCTGGAAAAAACTCACGGCACAGCCCGTGCCAATGCGTACTTAACGAAAACGTTCGTCGAGCGCACATTGCCACGCGTTGAAAGCGTTAGCTCGCAGTATCGCCTCGGTGAAATGAGCGCCGGCACCTTTATGCTGCTTACCGGCAACGCCTCTGATAAAACTGGGGCGGCCAGTGCAGCCGGTACGCTGTGGGAGTTGATGAACCGTTTTAATCGCCTGCCGGATCTGGCCCGTGCCGACGTGGATCTGCTGGCCGGTGATATCGCCAGCTTTATCCTGGCGGAAATGGTGCAGGCGCACGGCCAGTCTGAGGATGAATCGGATTACAAATATACCCATCGCGTTTATATGACGGCAGCGGCCATCACCCGTGAGCTGAATCAGACCCCGCCGCTGTGGGAAAAGGTTACCTCTCGCATTTTCTGCCCGGAAGACGTGACGCCCGCGATCATGCGTATGCAGACCGAAAAATGGTGGAAAGGACGACTGCGCCGCGTGGCTTCGTCATGGCGTGAACACCTGCAGATCGCGCTCGCAAACGTCAGTAAAAGACATACCCCTTACGCCAGCACCATGACTGTAAACGAGTGGCGCGAGCAAAAGCGTCGCACGCGTGAATTCCTCAAGGGTATGGAGCTGGAAGACGAGGAAGGCAACCGCATCAGCCTGATTGAAAAATACGATGGCAGCGTGGCGAACCCGGCGATTCGTCGCTGCGAGCTGATGACCCGCATCCGTGGCTTTGAAAATATCTGCAACGATATGGGCTTTGTCGGCGATTTCTATACTCTGACCGCGCCCGCCCGCTATCACGCCACAATCAAGACCGGCTATCGCAACCGCAAATGGAGTGGTGCCAGTCCGGCGGAAACGCAGCGCTATCTTTGCAACGTCTGGCAGAAAGTCCGCGCCAAACTGCACAGGGAAGAGATCCGCATTTTCGGCATTCGCGTGGCCGAGCCGCATCACGACGGTACGCCACACTGGCATATGCTGATGTTCATGCGCCCGGAAGACGTGCAGCGCGTGCGGCAGGTGATCCGCGATTACGCGTATCAGCAGGACAGCTACGAACTGACTACGGACAAAGCCAGAAAGGCCCGCTTTCATGCTGAGGCTATCGATCCGGAGAAAGGCAGCGCGACCGGCTATGTGGCTAAGTACATCTCCAAAAACATCGATGGCTACGCGCTCGATGGCGAGCTGGACGACGAAAGCGGCAAAGAGCTGAAGGAAACCGCGCCCGCCGTGTCTGCCTGGGCGGCTCGCTGGCACATCCGTCAGTTCCAGTTTGTCGGTGGTGCGCCGGTAACGGTTTATCGTGAGCTGCGCCGCATGGCCGACAGTGAAACGGCGCAGGGCTTAAGCGTTGAGTTTGCCGCCGCGCACGATGCTGCAGACGCGGGCGACTGGGCGGAATATGTCAACGCCCAGGGCGGCCCGTTCGTGAAGCGTGACGAGCTGGCCGTGCGCACCTGGTATCAGGCAAGCGAAGACTGCAACGAATACGGCGAGGAAACCGTGCGTATTAAAGGTGTTTACGCGACTTCAGTTGGCGAAGACACGCCGATTTTAACCCGCCTTGCACAGTGGAAGATTGTGCCAAAGCGCGCCGTTGACCTGGCCGTTGATTTTCAGGACGCGTCCGCGTCCTCTCGGAGTTCTGTCAATAACTGTACGGGAGGTTTGAGATCCGAAGATTCGAAACTGACGGAAAGTATTGGTGATCGTGAGCTTTCAACATTGACCCGCAAGGAACGGCGGAGGCTATTAGCCAGGGTAAGGGCTGATATACCGGAAAAGAGGCATACCCGGCTACGCCGCTCTGACAAAACAGAGGCTGCGTGCGACAACGTGATCGGCCAGATACGCGATATCACTCGCGAAACCATCAGCCGGGCGGTCGCCGTGCGTCTTATTAGCGGTAGACAGACCAAGATTGACGGGCAGTGGTTCCGCAGCTCTGCCGGTGGTGAGCTTTTCAGGCCGAAAAAGCGTATTGATGCTGAAAGCCTGTTAAGCAGATTCAACCGCTTGGCGGATAAAAATGCCAAATCACATCTATAGAACAAAAAGCTATTTTAATCAGCGACATAAAAATGTTGCTTTGGCATAAGATTTTTCTCACGTAACGATTTAAGGTTATGATACTGTATAAAAACACAGTGAATAGGGGAGGGAATGTGGATAACGAGTTACAAGAGCGTGTAACGCTTGAACGTGTAGAACTGATAGCCAGGCTGACAACAGAAGGTATGTGTAAAGAGCGGGACAGGGAGATTGCGCTCAATCTGATCGCCGAGATAGCAGCCAATAACACGCTTTCAGATGGAAATTTTTCGGTCGCATTTTCGACCGTGCCTTGTCAAAAATAGTTTCGGGTGACTGTCAGCAAACGGGTAAGCAGCCATGCATGCATCAGGTGCATGGTTTTGCATGCTTTGATCTCTTCTAAGGATCCCTTTGAAGGCCAGAGCTGGCGCGGATCCGGCTGGGTCATGCAACTGCATTAAAAGCGATGTACAAAGCGGGCAGGCGTGGCGGGGATAGCATTGCGCGCAGCTATGCTAGATTCATTCAAAGCGAGTTGAACTAAATGAAAACTGTGATACGATGCGAAATCATTACTTTATTTAATGTTTTATTACATTTTATGACTTCACAGACAATTAACCGAGAAGCAGCTAAGACCTCTGGTAGCGGATTACTTTTTCAGAGAGTTAGGGCTGTCCAAAGACTACTGAACTTAATAAAAGAAAGAGGAAGGAAAGCCTGCTACTGTGCTACTGAATTCATTGAAGATTCCAGCACATTGGTTACTGATGATGAATCGTCAAGGATTGCAGTCGAAGAAAATAAAAAATACTCTAGCGCATTAAGCTTTAATTCAGAAGCCATCAAAAACACGCTCGTTGCCTTTGCTGACCAATACATTAATCATTTCAACGATTCCAAAACTATTGATTTCTCAGTTTTTTGCCATGCAGAAACAGCTGATGAGCAAATAGAAAATTCCATATTGCAAAATATTTCAGATGCTATTCCATTAAGCAAAAATAAAACCACTAAATTTCAGTTATTAAAAAAATTAGTTAATGGTATAGATTTTGATGATTATGAAATTTCAATTGCTAAATACTTATTTATAGATGAGTATAAAAAACAATATTCTATTTATTCAGGAAGTGATAAAACCAAAGTCATTTCATATGGTGGGCATTATAAAGTAGTTTCACAATGGACGGACGAGGATTTTTACTTATTTTTAGTGAGCATTAGTTTCATTATTAAACCTTCGGATAGCGATTCTTTTGATAATGAAGTTATGGAATGTATAAAAGATTGTCAGTTTTATGATCATCGTCATTATGGTTTAGAGGGCATAATTCTTTCTTCGCTAGAGAGCTTATTTGATAGAAGACAGCAAGATGAAAACAAGTTTGGACGGTTTGTAAGCCGTGAAATGGTAGAGGTTGTATTTCTTAAAGTTGCTTCAAATCAAAATGATTTGAAACCAATTGACCCGGCGTGGGAAATATTCGGTGATCTTGATGTTAGCGATCAAAGAAATTTAAGTGATAAGTTCAAAGACGTTTGCCAAAATATAAAATCAAAAAGGCTGCAAGTTTTAAGCGTTACCGCAACAAAAGCAAGAAGAAACGAAAGCTTATTTGGACAGGAATATACATCACTGAGATGCAATCTTTATCTATGGTGCAGTGAATATATAGAAGCTAGTCTTCAATTAGAAGATTATTTAATTGATGATTTGATGGGGCATTTAGATAGCATGGTTGATATATGCTATAATAATATGCAACAATTAAAGAAAACTTTCAGAATGAGTATTGATGATAAAATAACCATTAAAGGTATGATCTTGACACTCATCGATGATTGTTATTTAGCATTTGATGAAGAATAAATTATGAACGAACAGAAAAATGATGAAAAACTGAAAAGAATAAGCTTCATCTCTGGTGAGGACTTCTACTACCTGACATATCTAGCTTTGATATGTTTAAAGGAATTTTCAAGCAAAAAGCTAATATTTAAAGATCATAGAAAAATGACATATTTAATGCAGGTCATATCCAGTCCTGTTGCTGTGAATTTACTTATTGAAAACTTTAATAGGCATACATTGAAACCTTTTGATAAAGAGTTTTTATTTGATGTTTATGTAAAGGCATCTCTTCATCAAAGAGAAGTATATAAAATTGTTCGTAACCTTGAAAGAAAAGGTTTCGTTTCGCTATTAGATACGGATAAAGTAAACTGTTATAATATAGAAATAAAAGACAAAGAAAAATTAAATCTATTTTTCGACACAAAGGTGTTTGATAAAGAAATTCAAAGCGCCGCTATTTTTAAGACGCATTTCAAAAACATTAATGCTTTAGGGCTTGATGGGTTAATAAATAAGCTTTTCACTGAATATGGATTGAAAGTATGGGCCAATTAAAAATTCTAAAGATGCACTATGAAGGAAAGCGTTATTATTTTAGCTCTCCAGAATTAGAGAAGCATAAAATAAATATAATTGAAGCTCCTAATGGATGTGGGAAATCTACATTCCTTGACCTCATCTATTATGCCCTTGGTGGTAAAGTACCACACTTCACAATTAACGAAGAATCTATTCATAATGAAATAGTCAATGATAAATCTAATTTTGTTGAGCTTGAGGTGTTGTTAAACGCTAAGAAATACAAGTTAATCAGGAAAATAAGCGAGAATTTAATTACAATTATCGCTGACGAACCGTTTGAAAGTAATACTGACGAACTGGTCGATTTTCTCTGCCTTGCCATCAACAGGAATAAATCTGACGATTATATTTTTTCAGATTGGATTCTTGAAAGGTTAAATATACCAAGCATAGAGATATTTCATTCAGGTAAGAATTATAAGATTGGCTTTAATAATTTGCTGCGGCTTGTTTATCATAATCAAGGTACTGATGTTAATGGGATTTATAAACCAGCTGATGCCCAGAATTTTGTTAGTGATTCTGTCTTTTTAAGAAAAGCTATTTTTGAAGTAATGATGGGTAAGACTTTATCAAAATTATACAAAGCTCATGGTGATTTAAAGCGAAAACAATCTGAATACGAGAAAACCAGCGCAGTTCTATCTGAATATAAAAATATCATTACTGATATGTATAGGCAACTCGGAATTACAGAGGTGATTAACGATTATCATCTATCCAAAGAAATTGAAGAATTAGAATTGCGAAATGAAAAGTTAATATCATTTCGTTCGCAAAAACTTTCATCAAAAATAGCTAGCAGCACAGGCCTTATATATACTCAAAGGCTTAAAGAAAAGTTCAGCGCTGCCGAATTAGAGCTTCTTGAGATAGAGAAGAAAATAGAATTAAAGCTTAAAGATATTGATTCGATAAACCGCGTTACAAATCAAACTCGAGAAGATGCTTTTAGACTGCAGAAAATAATTCATACGCATAAACAGTTAGAGATGTTTACGCCTGATACTTGTCCTTATTGCTTAAAAAACGTTGATCGACCGAGTGATAAATGTGTATGCGGACACGATATTGACGAAAGTGATTATAGAAGATATTTTTATGATCCTGGTGAATATTACACGCTTCTTAAAAGCAAAGTTAAATCATTGGAAACGATGAAGATAGCTTTGGATGCTGCTAACGTCGAATATAACCAACTTAATGATAGTTATAATGCTTTGAAAAAACAGAGTGTGGAAAATAAAGGATTGTTATCGAAAGCTTTAAATGAAATTGAGTATATAACTGATTTTGACGAGCTTGATGACATTGAGGATGCCCTACTGAAAAATAAAGAAAAAATCAACAACTTTAAACAGGCCCTTATCCTTGAAGAGAATCTTCAGGCTTATCAAAGTTCAAAAGATTCCGCAAAAAATAGTATGGATCTTGCTAGAAATGAAGTTGATAGGTTAGAAGCACATTCAGAAAAAGAACTAATGGAAAAAGTTAGTGAGTTTAATAAATATTACAACCTTTTTATGAAGGCATCATTACCTGAATGCCGGGTTGCTGAAATAAGTAGCGATGATTATATGCCTCGGATTAATGACGGTAGTTATAAAGAGGCAAGCGCTGCCGTACATAAAAGATTCCTTTATTATCTCACGCTTTTGCAACTATCTTTACTTGACGATATTCCTTTCCCTCGTATTCTGTTAGTTGATACGCCGGAAAATATAGGTATAGATAACGAAAATCTTAAGAGGATGCTTGATTGTTTAAATATGCTTGAAAACCCCAATGATTTGGATTATCAGGTTATATTATCCACTGGCAAGGGAAAGTACCCTCCCTCATTGGCTGGTAACGTAATTTTAAAAATGGATGAAGATAGTAAACTATTGTTGGCAAAATGAAAACAAGCCTGCCATGCAGGCTTTAATTTAGTCTAAAGTATAATTTGAGAATTTAATAACTTCATCTTTTAGCCAATAATTCAATTCCTTCATCCGCTCCTGCAACGGCGTCAGTTCATTACGAACAAATACCTGAGACGCCTTCACCGCATCCCCGAACCCGCCGGAGTTATCCGGGATAATCCCCATCATCTGCGGCGGCACGCGGTGCGCGCTTAACAGGTCGTCGCGGCTGGCCTTCTTGATATTAAAGAAATCATCTTTCGTTGCCACCTCGCTGAGCGGCAGGATTTTAATGCCGTCCGGCTTGCCGTTGGGTGCGTACATAAACAGGTTGCGGAAGTTGCCCAGGCCTTTTGTGTCGCGCATAGCCTGACGCATCCGATCTACGTCGCTGGAACTCTGCGCCGCGTCGGTCATATACAGGATGTAGCCCGCGTGCGCGCCGTTCTGGTAATACTTGCGGCGAAACAGCGTGGCCGCCTCGTTGAGCCAGGCGGAGTTAAGGGCGCTGAGGTATTCAGGCAGGCCGTAAAGCTCCTGGTTAATGTCTGGCTCAATCAGGTGAAACACGCTGCCGGCTGCAAACTGGTGCGGCTCTTTCCAGTCGTTCACAAACCAGTATTCGCCGTCCTTCACGCCCTTGCGCGTAAACTTCGCCGGGGTGGTTTCCAGCCTGAACGGCTCGCCGAGGCTGTTGCGTCGTAGTTCGGCAAAGGCATTCCCGAACACCAGATAATCCAGCGCAAATTTGCTGAACTCCTGCTGACTCATCATCGGATGCGGGATGAACGTTGAGGCCAGAATGTTGCGCTTAACGTAGATGGGCGAGCTGTGATGCACCGCCGAGCGCAGGCTTTTTGCCAGCCCGTGAAAGCTTACCGGCGGCTCGTACCAACGCCCGTTTCCGATGCATTCCGCGTAATCCAGAATATCCCGCTTATCCATCACCGGCGTTGGCTCGCCGAAGGTAAACGCCTCGACCTGCTGTGGGGCGGCCTGCGCCGCTGGTGCTGCCTTAAATGCCTTACGGCTGCGTTTGTTCATCAGTAAAATTCCAGAATTGAAGGGTTAGCGCCGCCGCTGGCGGCGGTCAGCGGTTCGTTTAACAGCGCGTGCATGATTGCCCAAGCGACGTCCGCGTGGCTGGCGTCCTCGCTGCGGCTCGCCTCGTAGGTTGAGCGGTTGCCGCTGGCGGTCATGGTTTTACGGATAGCCATAAAGGACTGCGTGATATCGGTGCTTCCGGCGTCGTACTCCAGGCGACCGCTGCCGATGGTGTCTTTGGCCTTCAGCACCATCCCGGTTTTGACTTCCGGCGAGTAACGGATCTCGCGGGCCGCCGGGTAGAACTGGCGGACAAGCTGAAAAACGCCCTGGCCGATGCCGGTGGCGTCCACGCCGATATACTCCACAGTGTATTTTTTGGTTAAGTCCTCAATGGATTTCGCCTGCGCGGCAAAGTCCATCCCGCGCCACTGGTGATGCTCCAGCACGCGGAACTTGCCGCCCGCAACCAGCGGCGGCGCAATCACGGCGCAGCCCGCGCTGTCGCCGGTGTGCGACGGGTCGTAGCCAATCCACACCGGGCGGTAATCAAACGGGCGCAGCGCGTAGGGGTTAAAGTCCGTCCATTCTTCCAGACTGTCGATCATGCAGGTCTGCAGCTCGGCAAACGGGAACACGCTGGCCTCGTCGTCGACAAACTCACACATCAGCAGGTTCTGATATTCCGACGGGCTGTATTCAAGCGAGAGCTGGTCCAGGTCGAACAGGTTACAGCCGCCGGTCAGCGCGTCCTCAACGGTGACAATCTGCCGCCACTGCCCGTCGCCACACAGCGAACCTTTCGCGAGATGCGAGTGCGACAAATCCAGCTCGATGCGGTCGTCTTTGCTGCGCCTGCCTTTGTTAAACAGCTCGCCCGACCAGAACGGATAGGCGCTGTGCGACAGACTCGACGGCGTGGAAAAGTACGTGGTGCGCCACTTCTTGTGCAGCGACATGCCGCTGGCGACCTTGCGCAGCTCCTGAAACTTCGGGATCCAGAAATATTCATCCAGATAGAGGTTGCCGGTGTAGCTCTGCGCGGTGCGCACGTTGGTGCCCAGAAAAATCAGGCGCGCACCGTTCGGCAGCACAATCGGGTCGCCCTTCAGGTCAACGTCAACCTGCCGGGCAAAGTCGATAATGTAGTTTTTGAAAACGTGCGCCTGCGCCTTGCTGGCGGATAAAAATATCTGGTTGCGCCCGGTGGTCAGCGCATCAATCAGCGCCTCGCGGGCAAAGTAAAACGTCGCGCCAATCTGGCGAGATTTGAGAATATTGCGGATGCGGTGCGCCAGCCCGGCCTTATGCCAGTTGAGCTGGTATTCAAAGCAGTTATCCATAAACAGGCCGGTTAGTTTGTCGGTCTGCTCGTCGCTGAAAACGTTTTTAATCACCGGCTGACGCTCGCCCTTGTTGCGGTTACGCACGTTGGGATTTAAGTCAGCCTCGTTGCCCGAACTGCGGTAGCGCTCGACGCGGGCCAGCCGTTCTATCTGGCGACCCAGCGCGTCTATCTCCTTGTAATCCCCGTTGCCTTTCACCTCTTTCATGATGAGCTGAATTAACCGCGCCTCCATACTGGCCTCGACGCGACCGATGGGCGCGATATCTTCCCACGCGTCGCGCAGCTTCCAGCTCTGCACGGTCGGTGTTTTCTGGCCGAGCGTCTCCGCAATCTGGCGCACGGAATATCCCTGCCAGTAAAGCAGCGCAGCCTGACGGCGTGGATCGCTGATGGTGGTTTGTATGTTCATGCCGACAAGGCTACCGGGACGCAAAAAGGCGCGCCCGCTGTGCCTGTTTGCTGGTCGCTGAGCGGGCTGGCTTTCGTTGAGCGGATGGCCCGTGGCGGTGAAACTGGCCCCGACCTGAACCAACAACCGGAGCCTGTTAATGGCAATTAAAGCAAAGCGTTTTCGTATCGCAGTGGAAGGCGCAACCACCGACGGACGCGAGATTTCCCGCGAATGGATTTCACAGATGGCGGCGAACTATGACCCGGCGATGTACGGCGCGCGCATCAACATGGAGCACATTAAGGGCTACACCCCTGACAGCCCGTTCCGCCGCTATGGCGACGTTACCGCCCTGAGCGCAGAAGAAATCACCGAAGGCCCGCTGAAAGGCAAGCTGGCGCTGTACGGCGGAATCAGCCCGACGCCGGAGCTGGTTGAGCTGACCAAAGCCCGCCAGAAAATTTACACCTCCATTGAGGTGAATCCGAAGTTTGCCGACACCGGCGAGGCGTACCTGATTGGCCTGGCCGTGACTGACGACCCGGCAAGTCTCGGCACCGAAATCCTGAGCTTCAGCGCCAGCGCCGCCGCGAACCCGCTGACGTCCCGTAAGCAGCACAAGGACAACCTGTTTACCGCCGCTGAAGAAACGCTGATTGAATTTACCGAAGAGGCTGACCCGGCACCGTCGCTGCTTGAGCGTATTACCGCGATGTTCTCCGCGAAGAAGAAAAGCGCCGATTTGCAGTTTGCCGACGTGAGCGCGGCGGTAACCGCCGTTGCCGAGCAGGTGCAGCAGAACGGCGAGGCACAGGCGCAAAACCTGTCGGCGCTGGAAGTCGCGTTAACCGAACGGCTCGACGCGCTGGAGATGCAGGCCGGGGAAGACCGCACCGCGTTTACCGCGCTGCAGGCACAGCTTGCCAAAACAGACGGCGGCTTTGCCCGTCGCCCGGCCTCGACCGGTGGCGATGTTAAATCCGGCGTACAGACCGACTGCTGATTACCGGCCGCTGATAAACACTTTTAACTGAATACAGGAGCGCAAAATGCGCCAGAACACCCGCTTTAAATTTAACGCCTTTATGTCCCGCCTGGCCGAGCTGAACGGCGTCGAAACCGGCGACATGAACAAGAAATTCACCGTTGAGCCAGCGGTGACGCAGACGCTGATGAACCGCGTGCAGGAGTCGTCAGACTTTTTAACGCGCATTAACATCGTGCCGGTGTCCGAAATGAAGGGCGAGAAAATCGGGATCGGCGTGTCCGGCTCGATTGCCAGCACCACCGACACGGCGGGCGGCGACGAGCGCGAAACAGCCGACTTTTCCGCGCTGGACAACACCGGCTACGAGTGCGTGCAGGTTAACTACGACTTTCATATCCGCTACAACACGCTCGACCTGTGGGCGCGCTATGAGGATTTTCAGGCCCGCCTGCGTGACGCCATCATCAAGCGCCAGAGCCTCGACCGCATCATGATCGGCTTTAACGGCGTGTCGCGCGCCAAAACCTCCAACCGCGCTAAATACCCGATGCTGCAGGACGTGGCCGTGGGCTGGCTGCAGAAGTACCGCAACGACGCGCCGGAGCGCGTGATGAACAAAACCACGGCGGAAGACGGCACCGTGACCGACGGCGTGCTGATCGGTAAAGGCCGCACCTACGCCAACCTTGACGCCGTGGTGATGGATGCAACCAATACCCTGATCGAGCCGTGGTATCAGGAAGACCCGGAGCTGGTTGTTGTCTGCGGTCGTCAGTTGCTGGCCGACAAGTATTTCCCGCTGGTTAACCAGGCGCAGGCCAACACCGAGGCGCTGGCGGGCGATCTGATTGTGAGCCAGAAACGTATCGGCAACCTGCCCGCCGTGCGCGTGCCGTACTTCCCGGCGGACGCGATGCTGATCACGCGCCTGGACAACCTGTCGATTTATTTTCAGGAAGGCACGCACCGTCGCCTGATTGACGAGGTGGCGAAGCGCGACCGCATCGAAAACTACGAGTCCATCAACGAGGACTACGTGGTGGAAGATTACGCGGCGGGCTGCCTGATTGAAAAAATCACCCTGTCCGACGCGCCTGCAGCAGCGGCAACGCCGGAGGCATAACGCATGTTAAGCCCTGCCCGACGTCACCTTATGCGCCAGCAGGCGGAAGCGGCCTCGCAGCGGGCCAGCAACCCGCTGCGCCACGCCAACGGCTACGAGCTGATGCTGCTGAAGCTCAACGACGACAAGCGCCGCCTGAAGAAAGTGCGCTCGAAAGAGCGAAAGGCAGAACTCAAGCGCGACATGCTGCCAGAGTATTTGCCCTGGGTGGCGGGCGTGCTGGCGAAAGGCACCGGCGCGCAAGACGCCGTACTGATGACCGTCATGATCTGGCGGCTGGACGCGGGCGACGTGCCGGGCGCGCTGGAAATTGCGCGCTACGCGCTTCAGCACGGGTTAGTGCCGCCGTCGGGCTTTAAGCGCGACGCGACCGCCTACCTGCTGGCCGAAGAGGTGGCCGAAGCGGCGACCCGCGGCTGGACGCTGAAAGCGCCGGTTGATACCGGGCCGCTGCTGGCGACGCTTGAGCTGACGAAATCCGAGGACATGCCCGATCAGGTGCGCGCCAAGCTGCACAAAATCACCGGGTACGTTTTACGCGATGCGGGCAGGGCTTTGGATGCAATGGAACACCTTACACGGGCGCTGCAGCTGCACGACGGCTGCGGCGTCAAAAAAGACATTGAGCGGCTGGCGACTGAGCTAAAGAAACAGGCCATCGCCCGCCGCTGACCGAACGCGCCCCGCGCCGGGCGGCAGGACGGTAATGCGCTTTCAGCGTCTGCGCCGTTCTCCACCGCCCACCTATTTTAAGGCCGACTATGAACACGATTGTGATACCCGCCCCGCGACCGGCAGACGATGCCGAGCCGCCGGTAAAGAACACCTTTTTCTGGCCTGACGTGAACCTGCAGCACCTGCGCAACACGCTGCGCTATGAGGGCACCGTGACCGCGCAGCGCCTGCGCCTTGCGGTAAAAACGGCGGTTTCAGAAGTGAACGCCGAGCTGTACGACTGGCGCGCCGAACAAATGGCGGCGGGCTTTAACCGGCTTTCCGACGTTCCGGCGGAAACGTTCGACGGCGAGAGCGAAAAGGCCGCGCACTACTTCGCCGCCGTCAGCGCCCTGACCGGGGCCGCCATCGTGGAGCGCTATCGCGGCTATGACGCCAGCGGCAAAAAAGGCGCGGAAGTAGAAGCGAGCGCGGACGAGTACTGGCGCGACGCGCGTTTCAGTATCAGCCGCATCGCCGGACGTTCCGGCTGCATCGTGAGCCTTCTGTGATTATTTACGCGCAGCAGGGCGACACCGTAGACCAGATTTGCTGGCGGTACTACGGGCGCACGGCGCAGGCCGTTGAGCTGGTCTATGCCGCCAATCCGGGCCTTGCCGAAAGCGGGCCGGTGCTGATGCACGGCTGCGAGGTCACGCTGCCCGACCTGCCCGAATCGTCAGCGGATGAAACCGTCAACCTGTGGGACTGAAGAAAATGGAGAAAATCAATTCGCTGGTTAACTACCTGATCGGCCTGGTGCTGATGTGGTTTGGTCGCCACACGCCGCAGGATATCGCCTTTATGGTCGGTTCCGGCGTGGCCGTGGTGACGCTGCTGATTAACGTGGCGACGTTTTTTATCAACTGGCACTACCGCCGCAAAACGTATGAGCTGCAGCGGCAGGGGGGGAAACATGAAGGTCGCTAAACACTGCGCCGTCATTGCCGTGCTGGCAATCGCTGCGCTACTGCCGCAGTTCAAAACGCTGAAAATATCTGAAGGCGGATTGCAGCTGATTGCCGATGCCGAAGGTTGCCGCACCTCGCCTTATCAGTGTAGCGCCGGAGTCTGGACGAACGGCATCGGCCACACCGCAGGCGTGACGCCGCAAAGCCACGCTAGCGAAAGGCAGGCCGCCGTTAATCTGGTATACGACGTGATGCGCGTGGAGCGCCAGCTTGCCGTCTGCGTGCCGGTTGAGATGCCCGCCCCGGTATACGATGCGCTGGTGAGCTTTTCGTTTAACGTCGGCACCGGCGCGGCCTGTGGGTCAACGCTCGCCGGTTATCTGAAGCGCCAGCAGTGGCTGCAGGCGTGCGGCCAGCTCGACCGCTGGGTCTACGTGAACGGCGTCAGAAATGCCGGGCTGGAAAATCGCCGCCAGCGGGAAAAAACCTGGTGCTTAAAGGGGGCGGCATGATCCGTTTGTTAGCGGCTCTGCTGGCCGTGGCGTTCGTTGCGCTGGGCCTGACCGGCTGGCGGCTGAATGCGGCAAACGGCCACCTTACCGACGCGCAGCGCATTATCGGCACGCTGTCCGCCGGGATCGAAAGCCGCGACAAGGCGATCACCCGCCTGAACGACGAGGCAAAAGCGGGCCAGAAACGCGAGGCCGCGCTGCGCCTGCTGCAGGGCCGCGCCGGGACGGCTGCCCTTAACCGTGAAATGACCATACAGAGAGAAACCGATGCCAATCCGACATTACGTAGCTGGTCTGCTGCTGCTCTGCCTGCTGACGTTATCCGGCTGCAGTCGCGGCCCGCATTCAGCAGCGCCCGCGATTATCTGGACTGGTTGTCCACGCGTGGCAAGCTGCCCGCTGCCGGGCAACAGCCTGCAGACCCAGGGCGATTTAGCGGCGGATAACCGCCAGTTAGAGGCTGCGCTTGCGTCGTGCGGGCTGCAGGTTGAAATTATTAAAGAATGCCAGGAGCAGCACGATGTTGAAACCGAAACAGTTACGCCGGGCGCTGACCGACAGCGTGCCGCTGCTGCAAAGAAACCCTGACGGGCTGAATATTTTTATCGACGGCGGGCGCATCGCCTCCACGCTCGCCAGCTCGCTGTCGTTTGAATACCAGTATCAGCTTAATCTGGTGATAACTGATTACGGCGACGATATCGATCTGGTTATGGTGCCGCTGCTGGTCTGGCTGCGCGAGAACCAGCCCGACATTATGGCAACCGAAGAGAAGCGCCGCACCGGCTTCACCTTTAAGGTTGACGTGTTGAGCGACACGCTCTGCGATATCAGCATTGACCTGCAACTGACCGAACGTGTGATCGTGAAGCAGGAAGACGGCGCGCTGCACGTCACCCACGCGGGCGAAAACCCGTTACCGGATAATGCCATCCGTCCAACGCAGCTTTATGCAGGCGGCGAGCTGGTCAGCGGGTTGCAGCTATGAACGGGCTGGAAGCGTTCGACGCCAGGCTAAACGCGCTGATCGGCAATCTGTCACCGGCGGCACGTAAGGAAATGGCCCGCACCATCGCAAAGCGCCTGCGTACCGGTCAGCAGCAGAATATCAAACGGCAGCAGGCACCCGACGGCACACCGTTTAAGCCGCGCAAAACACCGGCGCGCAAAAAGAAAGGCCGGATAAAGCGTGAGATGTTCGCAAAGCTGCGCACGGCCAAATACATGAAGGCAAAAGGCACCGCCGACGATGCCGTGGTGGAGTTTACCGGAAACGTGCAGCGCATGGCCCGCGTGCATCACTACGGGCTGCGCGACCGGCCAGCCCGTGGGGGTAAAGAGGTACAGTATGAGGCCAGGCCACTAATGGGAATGTCTCAAAAGGATTTGCAGTTGATAGAAGGAACGGTGATAAAATATTTATCTTAGATTTTTATCGCTGTATGAGGCATCCATGAAGGATTTTAAAAAAAATATCCAAACATCGTTAATGTTCTATTTTGGATTTTTCTGTGTTGTACTTGGAGTCATTAAATTAATGTTTGGCGAAGTTGCTGGAGGGGGAGGGGTCGTTGGAACAGGATTGGTACTAATCTTGCTAAGCCACTTTGACGTTGAGATGATTAAGCTACCATTTCTTGAGGCGAAATTACGCAAAACTTTAAATGAAGCAGAAGAAATACTTGCAAGGTTAAAAGGTATTTCATTACCCGTAAGCGAGATAGCTTTAACAACCGCATCGCAGACAGGCTTGTACTCTAGGAAGATTCCGAGAAAGATGCTTTATGACTATGTTATAGATATTAGTACAGAGCTTAAGGGTATGGGCGTTCCGGAAGAAAAGATTGAGGGGGTTAAGCAATCATGGTATTCAGTAACTGCTGCTGAAATATCAAGGCCTATAGCTTCAATAATAGCTAATGAATTCAAGTCAGTCTTTACAGAGCTAGATGGTAAGTATAATGACATGAGAAGATGCAGTGATAATTATACACATGATGAATTGGATGAGATTCATTTTCTTCATGGCGAAATTCAGAGCGATCTTCATTATTTTAATAAAGAGTTGGATCTTTTCAGAAAAGACTATGAGGCTCTCCCCGAATTTTTCAATAGAAAAATAAAAGATTCCCAAGCCCTTAAAGAGGGTGATAAAGAAAAAATCTTTAAAAGTATTCATGAGGATATGCTTGATCTGAATTTTTTTATAATTAACAAAGAAATAAGGCGTCCTGAACTATGGTTTAGCCGTATCTAATATTGAATGTCCTGTGGTAACTGACTAAACCTCTAAAGTTTGAGAGTGTCGTTGGATGAAGGCACTCTTAATTCATGAACTCACAAACCCCCGAAATCCTGCGCCTCTTGCGCAACCTGATCCGCATCGGCACCGTGTCCGCCGTCAACCTTGACGACGGGCTGTGCCGCGTGGATACCGGCAACAATACAACCAGCTGGCTGCACTGGCTGGCCGCCCGTGCCGGTCGCACCCGTTCATGGAATGCGCCGTCGGTCGGCGAGCAGGTGCTTGTTTTGTGCCTGGGCGGCGAGCTGGATACCGGCTTTGTGCTGCCGGGCGTGTTCTCTGACGATAACCCGGCACCGTCGGCCTCGGCTGACGCGCTGCACTGGTCGTTTCCCGATGGCGCGGTGATTGAGTACGAGCCGGAAAACGGCGCACTGAAGGCCACCGGCATCCAGACCGCAACCATTCAGGCCGCCGTCAAAATCATGCTGGACTCGCCCGAGGTGGAATGCTCGGCGCTGCTGAAAACCGCCACGCTGGAAGTGACCCAGGGCGGCACGATGAAAGGCGACGTGAAGCACAGCGGCGGCAGCTTCAGCTCTAACGGCGTGGTCATTGACGCACACAAACACGGCGGCGTGAAGTCCGGCGGCGACACGTCCGGAGGGCCGCAGTCATGACCGTGAAATATTCCGGCATGAGCCGCGACACCGGCGAGGTGCTGACCGACCTTGACCACATTCGCCAGTCCGTGCGCGACATTTTGTTAACGCCGGTTGGTTCCCGCGTGATGCGCCGCAGCTACGGATCGCTTTTATCCGCGCTGATTGACCAGCCACAAAACGAGGCGTTACGCCTGCAGATTATGTCGGCCTGTTACATGGCGATTTTGCAGTGGGAACCACGGATAAAGCTGACCGGCATCTCTTATGAATCCGCGTTCGACGGTGGCATGGTGGTGGAAATCACCGGCAGCCGCACCGACACCGCGCAGGATTTTTCCCTAACCATACCCGTGAGCTGATATGGCAACTATCGACCTGAGCCAGCTACCCGCGCCCGACGTGGTGGAAGCGCTGGACTATGAAACGTTACTCAATGAGCGCAAAGCCACGCTGGTATCGCTGTACCCGGCGGAGCAGCAGGACACCATCGCCCGCACGCTGGCGCTGGAATCCGAGCCGGTGGTGAAGCTGCTGCAGGAAAACGCGTACCGCGAGGTTATCCTGCGCCAGCGCGTCAACGAGGCGGCAAAGGCCGTGATGGTGGCCTATGCCCTGGCGGATGATTTAGACCAGCTCGGCGCAAACAACGGCGTTACCCGCCTGACGCTGACGGCTGCCGACGACACCACAACCCCGCCGACCGCCGCTGTGATGGAAAGCGACGATGATTATCGCGTGCGGATTGCCGCCGCCTTTGAAGGGCTGAGCGTGGCCGGGCCGTCCGGCGCGTATGAGTATCACGCCAAAAGCGCCGACGGCCGCGTGGCGGATGCGTCTGCGATAAGCCCGTCGCCCGCCTGCGTGACCGTCACCGTGCTGTCGCGCGAGGGCAACGGCAAGGCCGCTGCCGACCTGCTGGCCGTGGTGGATAAGGCGCTGAACGACGAGGACGTGCGCCCGGTGGCCGACAGGGTAACGGTGCAGTCGGCGGCGATTGTGGATTACGCCGTTGAGGCGGTGCTCTACCTCTATCCGGGGCCGGAAGCCGAACCCATACGCGCCGCCGCCGAGGCAAAGCTTGCCGCCTTTGTCAGCGCGCAAGCGCGGCTTGGCCGGGATATCCGCAAATCGGCTTTATACGCCGCGCTTCACGTTGAAGGCGTGCAACGCGTGGAGCTGGCGCAGCCCGTAGCCGACGTGGTGCTGGATAAAACGCAGGCCGCCTACTGCACCGGCTACGGCATTACGGTCGGGGGTTCGGATGAGTGATCGCCTGCTGCCGTCCGGCTCGTCGGCACTGGAGGTGGCCGCCGCCGAAGCCTGCGCCACGATTGAAAGCATTCCGGCACCGCTGCGCCAGCTGTGGAACCCGCAAACATGCCCGGTAGAGCTGCTGCCTTACCTTGCTTGGGCGTGGTCGGTTGACCGCTGGGACACTGCCTGGAGCGAGTCCACAAAGCGCGCCGTGGTGTCGGCCTCGCAGTACGTGCACAAGCACAAAGGTACGCTCGGCTCGATCCGGCGCGTGGTGGAGCCGCTCGGATATCTTATCCGCATCGTTGAATGGTGGAAGACCGGCGGCGAGCCGGGCACGTTTCGCCTCGACGTCGGCGTGCTGGATACCGGTATTACCGAGGAAATGTATAACGAGCTGGAGCGCCTGATTGCCGACGCGAAGCCGTGCAGCCGCCACCTTATCGGGCTGTCGATTAACCTTGACGCCAGCGGCGCGCTGCCGGTTGCCGCCGCCTGCTACAGCGGCGACGAGCTGACCGTTTACCCCTATACCCCTGAACTTATCAGCGTCGGCGGGCCGGGTTATTCCGGCGCGGCGGTGCATCTTATTGACCTGACGGAAGTGAGCGCATGACGACTAAATATTTTGCCCTGCTGACCAGCCAGGGCGCGGCAAAGCTTGCCAATGCCGCCGCGCTGGGAACAAAAGTACAGATCACCGAAATGGCCGTGGGCGACGGTGGCGGCACGCTGCCAACCCCTGATGCGGCGCAGACAAAGCTTGTCGGCGAAAAGCGCCGGGCCTCGCTGAACGCGCTGACGGTTGACGCGGCCAACAGCAGCCAGATTATTGCCGAGCAGATTATCCCCGAAAGCGAGGGCGGTTTCTGGATCCGGGAAATCGGGCTGTTTGACGCCGACGGCGTGCTGATTGCGGTTGCCAACTGCGCGGAGACCTACAAGCCGCAGCTCGCCGAGGGCAGCGGCCGCACGCAGACCGTGCGCATGATTCTAATCGTCAACAGCACAAGCGCGGTCACGCTGAAAATCGACCCGTCCGTGGTGCTGGCAACGCGGCAGTACGTGGATAACGCGGCGATCGAGGTAAAGGCATACGCCGACAAGGCGCTGTCTGCACACGTTGCCGCCGCCAATCCGCACAATCAGTATCTGCAGACCGCAAACGCGCTGGCGGAAATTAAGGACGCGGGACTGGTTGCGAAAGCGCTGGCCGCGCTGGGACTTGGCGACGGTTCGGCGGTGCCGGTTGGCGTGCCGCTGCCTTACCCGGCAGCAACCGCGCCGGACGGCTGGCTGAAGTGCAATGGCGCATCGTTCAGCGCCACGACCTATCCGCTGCTGGCGAAGGTCTATCCGTCGCTGAAGCTGCCGGACTTACGCGGCGAGTTTATTCGCGGCTGGGACGACGGGCGCGGCGTAGACGCCGGGCGCGCCTTATTGTCTGCGCAGGGTGATGCAATGAGGAACCTGACAGGTTCGGTTATGGGTTCGAATTACATGGCTTATCGCGGCGTTTCATCAGGCGTTTTCTATGATGTTAACCTGCCCCCCGATACTGCACTGGCGGCCAGTGGCACGGGCTATGCCGGTAAGACTTCAAACATGGACGCATCAAGACAGGTGCCGACGGCAAATGAATTTCGTCCGCGCAACATCGCATTTAACTACATCGTGAGGGCCGCATAATGGCAAAGATTACACTGGATAAAAACGGCCTGGCGAAAGTGTCCGGCACGCTGACGGTTTACAACTTTGACAGCCTGATCGGCGAGTTTACCGGCGCGACGGATGAATATTTACCGCAGGGTGTGGGCGTCCCAGCCTGCGCCTGCGGTAGCGCGCCGCCGTCTGCAGAAACCGGCTTTGTGGCTGTTTACCGGGACGGCGGCTGGCAGACAGTGGCCGATCATCGTGGCGAAACCGTCTGGTCAACTGCAGACGGTGCGGCGACAGCAATCACTGTGCCGGGCGATTACCCGGCAGGCACCACCACGCAGGCACCGGCAACCGCGTTTGATAAGTGGGATGGTGAAAAATGGGTAACGGATACGAATGCACAGCAGGCGGCAGCGGTACAGGCAGCAGAGGCTGAAAAGGCAGCGCGCATCAGCGAGGCCAACACCACGACGCAGGCATGGCAGACGCAGCTCAGGCTTGACATTATCACCGATGCGGATAAGGCATCGCTTACCACATGGATGAAGTATGTGCAGGCCGTACAGGCCGTTGATACCGCCGCGCCGGATATTGTCTGGCCGGAAAAGCCAGCCTGATTACGATCCCCGCCCGGCGGGGATGTTCTGATAAACATACCTGATGCCGGGATGTTTAATTCTGCCACGCAATCATTTCATCCAACCGTTTTAGTATCTCAGGGAAATAGCTCTCGTTGATACTGAACTCCCCTTTAACCTGAACGCTGTCAGCATGTGCCTCTGGTCGAAGAATATACTCAATAATTACACCATCAGTATCATTCAATTTCCTGAGTACCATATCTAATTGATGGCGTTCGCTACGAAATTCGAAAGTATTTATATTACTTTGCGCGATTAATGCTTCGTAATGTGTAGCGAAACTATCGCGTAATATTTTTAGTTCTCCGACAGTGAACTCAGTCTGAAATTGCGATTTTAAACCATCTACTGAGAACTCAATCCAACATTGGATCCAGTCCCATAAATGTTCAATTGGATCTGCCTCCTTGTCAGCTACGCGTTCAAAGGGAGAAACTGTGAAAGTGAAATTATCTTTTCTGAAGTCAAACATATAAGCGTTCCTGTCAGCTTGTTAAAAATACATAAAATGAAAAATTGTCCAGTCTGATTCCCGAACGATAATTTCAAGCCTGTATTTTTTGTATATATACTCTCCGGTAGCTTTATCAAGACGTAGTTTAAACATTTCTGTTTCGTATCTGAACATGCCTTTTCCCTTGCGAGGATCGGCCATGCGAGTGCCATAGCGGATGGCTCTCTCCTGAATCTGCAAAGGCACATACCGGCCCGGTTCATACATATGCTTTGCCGCAGTCTCAGTCATTTTAAGGTTACGAGCGTGCAGTCCAATTTTTAGCCTGCCACGTAACAGGGATACTGTACCCTGGCTAATTTTTGCTGAAATCGCCGCGCGTGTACCTGATTCAAATAAAACACGACCTGTCCGGAGAATGCGGAAAACGCCAAATGCAACCAGTGCAATATCTATTGGATCAATTAGTGGTGATTCAAGCGGAGCTTCTTCCAGGCGTACAAAATATCCCTGTATGTCATAAATTCTCCATAGCCCAGGTGCCTGAGCCACCGTATATCCGATACACATACCGCTTGCTTCGTCCGTAATCGGCTTTGCATTACGGGGTAAATTATTGGGGCGAATCTCAAAAAATTCTCCCTGAGGTAATCTTGACTCAAAGGTGTAATACCGTCCTGGTTCCTGTCTTTCTGACGTTGCTGAAATCATCCTCGTTCCCTCTCTTTAGTGATGGCAGTTTATAGTGCCACAAGAAAATAAAGCGATCATTTACTATTAACTGCCCGCTCACACTTCACCAAACCCCAATCGAATGCACCGCCCCGCCTGAACGGGCAATCTGAGCACACCCATTACACGGAGTGCATCAGATGTCTGATTATCATCACGGTGTCCGCGTCGTCGAAATCAACGACGGCACGCGCACCATTTCCACCGTCTCCACGGCGATTGTCGGGCTGGTCTGTACTGCCGACGACGCCGACGCGACCGCGTTTCCGCTGAACACGCCGGTACTGTTAACCAACGTGCAGGCCGGTATTGCCAAAGCCGGTAAGAAAGGCACGCTGGCCGCGTCCCTGCAGGCGATTGCCGACCAGTCGAAGCCCGTTACCGTCGTGGTGCGCGTGGCCGAAGGCGCGACCGACGCGGAAACCATCTCCAATATCATCGGCACCACCGACGAAAACGGCCAGTATACCGGCATGAAGGCGCTGTTAAGCGCGCAGACCCAGCTCGACGTCAAGCCGCGCATTCTCGGCGTGCCGGGCCTCGACTCTTTAGAAGTAGCGACCGCGCTTGCCAGCATTGCGCAACAGCTGCGCGCCTTCTGCTACGTCTCGGCGTGGAACTGCAAAACCGTCTCTGACGCCATGAAGTACCGCGAGAACTTCAGCCAGCGTGAAATTATGGTTATCTGGCCGGATTTCATTGCCTGGAACACCTCGGCCAACGCGTCCGAAACCGCGTACGCCACGGCGCGCGCGCTGGGCCTGCGCGCCAAAATCGACAAAGACACCGGCTGGCACAAGACGCTTTCCAATGTCGGCGTGAACGGCGTCACCGGTATTTCGGCGGGCGTCTTCTGGGACTTGCAGCAGACCGGCACCGACGCCGACCTGCTTAACGAAGCCTGCGTGACCACGCTTATCCGCAAGGACGGCTTTCGCTTCTGGGGCAACCGCACCTGCAGCGACGATCCGCTGTTCGCGTTTGAGAACTACACCCGCACCGCGCAGGTACTGGCCGACACGATGGCCGACGCCCATATGTGGGCCAACGACAAGCCGCTGACGCCGGTACTGGTGCGCGAGATTATCGCGGGCATCAATGCCAAATTCCGCGAGCTGGTCAACGCCGGTTATCTGCTGGGCGCATCGTGCTGGTATGACGAGGCGGCCAACGACAAGGACACACTGAAGGCGGGCAAGCTGTCGATTGACTACGACTACACGCCGGTGCCGCCACTGGAAGATTTAACCCTGCGCCAGCGCATCACCGATTCGTATCTGGCGAACTTCGCCGCGTCCGTTAACAGCTGAGGATTGAAAAATGGCACTGCCAAGAAAACTCAAGGGGATGAACCTCTTTAACGACTCAAACAGCTATCAGGGCGTCGTGACCAGCGTCACGCTGCCGAAGCTGAGCCGCAAGCTTGACCCGTTCCGGGGCGGCGGCATGAGCGGCGCGGCGCATATTGATATGGGCCTGGACGACGACGCGCTTGATATGGAATGGAGCATCGGCGGTATCGATGAACTGGTGCTGACGCAGTGGGGAGCAACGTCCGTGCCGCTGCGCTTTACCGGCTCTTACCAGCGCGACGACACCGGCGAGGAAATTGCGGTGGAGATTGAGGTGCGCGGCAAGCATCAGGCGTTTGATTTTGGCGAGGCCAAACAGGGCGAGGATACCGAAACCAAGATCACCACCAAATGCACTTATTACAAGATGACCTTTAACGGCAAAGAGCTGATTGAAATCGACACCATCAACATGGTGGAAAAGGTCAACGGCACCGACCGACTGGAGCAGCGCCGCAAAAATATCGGCCTCGTTTAATTACTGAGCCAGCGCCCGGCGCTGGCCTTATCCCGACTTAAAAAAGAGAACAATCATGGAAAACAAAGAAAACACCGTCACCCTGGAAACCCCGGTTATGCGCGGCGAGCAGGCAATCAGCACTATTGAAGTGATTAAACCCAACTCCGGCGCGCTGCGCGGCACCCGCCTGGCCGACCTTGCAGGCTCGGACGTGGACGCGCTGATTACTGTGCTGCCGCGCATCACGCTGCCGACGCTGACAAAGGCGGAATGCCTGAACCTCGATCCGGCTGACCTGATTGCGCTGGCCGGTAAGGTGATCGGTTTTTTGTCGCCGAAGTCGGACGAGTAAGCTGGCCCAAAGCGCTGACCGTTAACGAGCTGATGGCGGACATAGCCACAGTGTTTCACTGGCCGCCGTCTGAAATGTACGGCATGCCGCTTGCCGAGCTTATCGACTGGCGGCACAAGGCTGTCGTTCGCAGCGGAGTAAAGACCGATGAATAACCTCAAGTTGCAGGTGCTACTGAAGGCGGTAGACCAGGCGACGCGCCCGTTTAAAGCCATTCAGAACCAGACGAAAAAGCTGGCGGGCGGTATCCGCGAGACGCAGAGCAGCCTCAAGGAACTGGACGCACAGGCGGCGAAGATTGACGGCTTTCGCAAGGCGAGCGGTCAGCTTGCGGTCACGCAGCAGAGCCTGAAGGATGCCAAAGCCGAGGCGGCCGCGCTGGCCGTGGCCTTTAAAAATACTGAAAAGCCCACCACGGCGCAGGCCCGCGCGCTGGAGAAAGCACGGCAGGTGGCTGGCGAGCTGCAGACCAAAACCAACGGCCTGCGCCTGTCGGTGCAGCAGCAGCGCGAGGCGCTGAACGCCGCCGGGATCTCCACCAAAAGCCTCAGCAGCGAGCAGCAGCGGCTGAAAACCGCCGCCGCACAGGCGACCGTCACCCTGAGCCGTCAGAAAATGGAGCTGCAGCGTCTGAGTCAGCAGCAGGAGCGGCTGAACCAGACCGGCGAGCGCTACCGCAAGGGCCAGGAGCTGTCGGCGAAAATGCGCAACGTCGGCGCGGCCGGTGTCGGTGCCGCCACGGTTGGCGCGGTCGCGGCCTCTTCCGTTCTGCGTCCGGGCTACGACTTTGCGCTGGCCAACTCCACGCTGCAGGCGACGCTCGGCCTTGATAAAAACTCCGCTGACTTTCAGTCGCTGCGCACCCAGGCGCGCAGCATCGGCGACAACACGGCGGCCTCGGCCAACGACGCCGCACAGGCGCAGATCGTGATCGCCAAGTCGGGCGCAAGCGTTGACGATATCAAGGCGGCCACGCCGGTAACGCTGAATATGTCGCTGGCGAACAACCGCACGATGGAGGAAAGCGCAAAGCTCCTGATGAGCACGAAAAACGCCTTCGGTCTGGCTAACAGCCAGGTCGCGCACCTGGGCGACGTCATCTCCAACACGCTCAACAAAACGGCGGCGGATTTTGACGGGCTGAATGATGCGTTGACCTACATCGCGCCGGTTGCCAAAAATGCGGGCGTCAGTGTGGAGCAGACCACGGCGATGATCGGCGCGCTGGCAAAGGAAGGCACGACCGGCAGCATGGCCGGGACGGGCGTGCGCGCCATGCTGCTGCGCGTGCAGGCACCGACGGGCGGGGCGGGCAAGGCAATCAAAGAGTTGGGCGTCAAGACCGCCGACAGCAAAGGCAATATGCGGCCGTTCTTCACCATCCTGAAGGAGATGCAAAAATCCTTTGAAAAGAACAAGCTCGGCACGGCGCAGCAGGCGGAATACTTGAAGACCATTTTCGGTGAGGAAGCCGCATCTTCGGCGGTCACGCTGATGAAGTCCGCCGCCAGTGGCCAGCTTGACGAGCTGACAAAAACCTTTCAGGGATCGGACGGCAGCACGGCAAAACTGGTTAACGTGCAGCAGGACAACCTCGGCGGCGATCTTAAAGAGCTGCAGTCGGCGAAAGAGGCTATCGGCACCGATCTCTTTGACGACCTGGATAAAACGCTGCGCTCGCTAACCAAACAAACCACGAAATTTTTGCTGAACGTGGACGGCTGGATCCAGAAAAACCCGGTGCTGGCCGGAGGTATTGCGAAAGCCGCGACGGCGGGCCTGATTTTTGTGGGTGCGCTGGGCGCTATCGGCCTGATTGCCTGGCCGGTCATGGCTGGAGTAAACGCCGTTATCGCGGGCGTGGGACTGCTTGGCACCGTGTTCAGCGTGGTGGGCGGTGCCATTACGACCGCGCTTGGCGCTATCACGCTGCCGGTCGTGCTTGTGGTCGCCGCCATCGTGGCCGGGGCGCTGCTTATCCGTAAATACTGGCAGCCTATCAAGGCATTTATAGGCGGCGTGGCCGAGGGCTTTAAGGCCGCAGCGGGGCCAATAAGCGACGCCTTTGCGCCGCTGAAGCCCGTCTTTGACTGGCTGATGGAAAAAATTAAGGGCGCATGGAACTGGTTTAAAAAGCTGCTGGAGCCGGTGAAGTCCACGCAGGCGGAGCTGAAAAGCGCCGGGGATATGGGCAAAAAATTCGGTAATGCGCTGGCGGAAGGGCTGAAGATACCCGGTAAGGCGCTCGACCAGCTTACAAGCGGCATAAGCTGGATGCTGGAAAAACTGCACCTTATCGACTCCAAATCAGACGACCTTAAAGACAAAGTGCCGGAAAACGAGCCGGTAAGTCCGAAGGATAAGCACGACCCGGTCGCGCCGAACGGCCTGCCGTGGAGCCTGGCCGACACTGCCCCGCCTTACAATCCGGTAACGTCACCGGCGGCGGGCGGCTACAGCGACCAGAGCCAGAACACCTATCAGTACGATGTTCACATGCATCCGGGCATGACCAAAGACGACGCGCTGGCGCTGATGGCGCAGCATCAGGCCCGCGAGCAACGCAACCGCCAGGCGCAGCAGCGCAGCAAAATGGGATGGGAATAACATGATGATGATTTACGGGCTGCTGCCGTTTATGCGCCAGACGCTGCCCTATTCGGATATGCAGCAGAATATCGACTACCGCTGGCCCACTAACAGCCGCGTCGGGCAGCGGGCGTCGGCGCAGTTCCTTGGTGTGGGCGATGAAAAAATCACCCTGACCGGCGAGCTGCGCCCGGAAGTCACCGGCGGCGCTGTCTCTTTGCTGAGCTTTAAGCTGCTGGCCGACGAGGGCCGGGCGTGGCCGCTGATTGGCGGTAACGGCACCATTTACGGCATGTATGTGACGGAGAACTTTTCCGCCTCGCACAGCGAGTTTTTAAGCAACGGCAGCGCGCTGAAAATCACCTTTACGCTGAGCCTGAAGCGCGTTGACGAGTCATTAACCTCAATGTATGGCGACCTGAAAAAGCAGGCTGACGGGCTGATAAGCGGCGCGGGCGGCCTGCCGGGCCAGATCACATCGGTAATCAGCCAGGCGAAAACCGTCGCTGCCAGCGCGAGCGCAACCGTGGGCGGGCTGCTGTCATGAGCATCAGCAGCATGGTAATACCGGCGGGCGCGCAGATGGCCCCGGACTTTATGCTGTCGGTTAACTCTAAAGACGTGACGGCCAATCTCCGCGACCGGCTTATCTCGCTGACGCTGACCGATAACCGAGGCTTTGAGGCTGACCAGCTCGACCTTGAGCTGGACGACGCCGACGGGCTGCTGGCGATGCCAGTGCGCGGCGCGGTGATTAAGCTGTTTCTCGGCTGGAAGGGGCAGGCGCTGATCGGCAAAGGCGAGTTTACGGTGGACGAGGTGGAACACCACGGCGCGCCGGACACCATGACAATCCGGGCGCGCAGCGCGGACTTTCGTGGCTCGCTGAATTCCCGGCGCGAAGTATCGTATCACGATACCACCCTGGGCGAAGTCGTGAAGCAGATAGCGGAGCGTAACAAGCTAAGTCCCGTGCTGGCTGACGGCTTCGCCGCGCAGGCGGTGAGCCATATTGACCAGACGCAGGAAACCGATGCGGCATTCCTGACGCGGCTTGCCACGTTGTACGGCGCGGTGGCGGCGGTAAAAGCCGGAAAGCTGCTGTTTCTGCGACCGGGCAGCGGCGTAACGGCCAGCGGTAAGCCCATTCCGCAACTGAACATCACCCGGCAGGACGGCGACCGGCACAGCTTCAGTATTGCCGACCGGGGCGCGTATACCGGCGTGTCGGCAAGCTGGCTGCATACCAAAGACCCGAAGCCGAAAAAGGTAAAGGTAAAGCGCAAGCCGAAAGAGAAGCACCTGCGCGCGCTGGAGCATCCGGCGATTAAAAAGAAAAAGGCCGCAGCCAAAACGCCGGAGGCAAAGGAAGGCGACTATCTGGCCGGCACGGAAGATAACGTGTTTGCGCTGACCACGGTTTACGCCACTAAAGCCGCCGCGATGCGGGCCGCAAAGGCGAAATGGGACAAGCTGCAGCGCGGCGTCGCCGAGTTCTCGCTGACGCTGGCAATGGGCCGTGCAGATCTCTTCCCGGAAACGCCGGTAAAGGTCAGCGGGTTTAAGGCAGTGATCGACGCGCAGCCGTGGCTAATCAGCAAGGTAACGCACAGCCTCAGCGGTAGCGGCTACACGACGGCGCTGGAGTTTGAGGTGTTGCTGTCGAATGTTGAGTATGAAACTGAATCAGAAAATTAAAACTCACTTTAAGTGAATTTTATTGTTATTTTTGTAGGTTTGAGTTATTAAGGCAGTGTACACAAGGAGAACGCTACCATGATGCATTGCCCGCTTTGCCAAACCGCTGCCCATGCCAAAAGCAGCCGCTATATCTCACGCGAGACAAAAGAACGTTATCACCAGTGCCAGAACATTAACTGCAGCTGCACTTTCAAGACGCACGAAAGCATAGCGGGGATGATCGTCTCGCCAGGCCAGACTAACAAGGTGCCGATTTTTACGCACAACGATAGACAGCCATCATTGCTTCACTGA